GAAGGTGCTGAAAGAAACGCTGTTGTTCAAGCAGAGTTGTCCAACGTTGCTTCGGAAATGCGTAACGCAATATACAACGCTATGAAAACAGCTAATCCAGACGCAGCAGAGGCTTATAAAGCACTGAAGGGTTCTTATGGTGAAGGGATAAACGCCCTATTCCCTAAGATTAACAAGACGTTTATACGTGCCGCTAATCAAGGAAGCTACTTAGGTTTAGGGAATCTGGCTGCTAAAGCCACTAACTTAAATCAAATAGAAGCTCTAAGAGGCAGTCTTAAGAAAGCTTATCTAGAGGCTTCTAAGGATTCTAAAGTTGCTTTACCTTTTGAGTCAGTAGCAGAGGTAGACGAGTTGTTCAAAAGAGGTTTCTTGTCTTCAAGGATTTCTTCTGTTTTTAACGAAAAGTTTTTAATCACTGATTTGAAGTCTTTAGCTAACAAGATGGAAATACCCGCAGAAAGTAAGAAGTACAAGTACATTTTAGGGAAGGACTATCCTCGTTTTAAACAAGCCATGAACATTGTTTTAGAAGCCTCTGACTCAGCCTCTGGAGACTTTGGTGTTCTTATGTTACGTAGTGCAGAAGCAGGCGGTATACGAGGTATCGCAGGTCAGCTTGCTTCAGCAGCCACTGCGGGAGGAGCAGCAGCGGCAGGTTTTGTGTCTGCCACCCCTGTTTTAGCAGGTGGCGCAGCAGCTTTGTTCATACCTCACGTATTTTCTAAGATTGTCACTAATCCAGCTTATGTGAACAGGTTGATTGCACTGAATGGTAAAAATGTTGGTGGTGTAGAAGCAGCTTCGGTTGCAGCACAGCTACTAGTTGCTGATGTTTTTTACTCGATGGCAGACGAAGAAAAGAATGAAATGATTAGTTACTTGTCCGAAGTAGCAAAACAAGGAATGGAATAGTATGGCTTTATTTCAAGACATAAAAAGAAACTTTCAAACTGCTGTCGAAAGGCAAGAACAAGAAGGACAAATGTACGACAGAGGAGAAATAAATCCTCTTCAGTATGGTCTAAGAACTGCTGGCAACACTGTTGACGCTACTTTGGGAAACGTTGTAGGCACAGCTACTGACTACTTGATTCCTGACGGAGTTGAGCAATATGTAGGCGAAGCAGTAATGGGGACTGCCCCTGCTCAATACGCTATGGATTTAGCCCAACGTTATCCTGAACAAGCAAGAGACTTGTCTGCTGGTTTGTCTGCAGCCGAAGCTATTCCTTTTGTGAGAGGTATTACAACAGCAGCAAAAGCAGGGAGACGTGTAGACGAACTTACTGGAGCAGACTCTGGGAAAGGGATGTTACTCAGTTCTGCTAATAACGTGATTCCGGGCTACTATGGCCCTGATAAAACAGCTTCAGTTGCAGCTTGGGTTCCTGACCAGATAATAGGAACTGTTAGAGACATGGCTTCTCCTTCTTCTAGGGCTAAATACAGAGAACAAGGTCTAACTACTTCTTCCCAAAAGATAATGCAAAAGGCCAGAGAAGGGGCAGGAAGTAAACTTCGGTCTTCTATATACGACTTACCTTTTTTACAAGGAATGAAAAAACCCGGTAGTCAGTCTTTAGAAGCTGGCGACCCTAGAGCAGTGGCCCAAGCCCAGTACTTAGGAAGAATACAAGCCCAAGCAGGGAGAAAAGGTGGTTCAGACCTTCTTGACGAGATAATGAGAAGGTCAGACGTAGCAGAAACTGTAGACTATTATCCCGGAGCTTATGCTGACACAGTTAAAGCAAACAAACTAAAGCCTTATCCTATAGATGAAACAGGGCAAAAAAAGAAGATGCCTATTAGAATGTCTAATGAAGATTTAGACTTCATTGAAGACCATTTTAGCACAGTGTGGACAGAGCCTTCGCAGAAAATGGGAGGAGGCCCAGAAGTTTCTTTTAAGGACGCAGAAACCCCAATACTGGCTATTAAAAACCCCGGAGTAGGTAAAGCTACTACCGGAAGACATCACATGGACGTACTAGTTCATGCTCCATATGTCAGCGGTGCTTCCCGTATTTTTAAAGGTAGAGATAATGTTTCTTCTGAAGAGTTGTTTACAAAACTAAACGCTGCTGCTGCTCAATCACAATCTTTAAAAACAGATAAGTTAAAGTTTTCTGTCAAAGGACAAGCAGCAGATGGAGGAGTCTGGATAACTGGGTCTCGTCCGGGTTCTGCCATAACGGAAGGTGGTATTAACTACCTAGTCAAAGTAACAACAGACGGTAAACTAATAGGCGTTATGTCAGACGAGCATAACTTGTTTGAAGGAATAGCAGGTAAGATACAGAAAGTCACTGGAGGTGCTGTTCCTACGCTTAGAGCGATGAAACATCTTATACCCAATAGGTTAATTGCAGTTACTCCTCCTATGATTAGAGACCTTAAAGGTGTTGACGAAGGGACGCAATACGTACACCCTAAAGGTAAAAGTGACAAACGAACTTACGGCAAAGTAGTGGACGAGATTATAGACTTCAAGCCCAGCGACGCAGTACTAAAAGCGGAACAACAAAGACAACAGGGTATGTTAACCACCGCTGCCTCTGCCGCTATAATGGGACAAACACAAGGAGAGGAAGGGCGCTAGGCCCTAACTCTAGATTTCACAACTGTTACCAACACAGGCCAACTGTTGTGACCCTTCAGTCATGTCTGTTTCCTCAACGATGTCCCACTCGATAATCTTAGGAAACTCCTTGACTAGTTGCTGGTACGTCTTTGAGTCCACAGGCTCATAAGGTGCCTGCTGGTACGTATGTTCTGAGTAAGGTAGAAAGCTAATGCCACTAACCTTGTCGAACTTATTGTACAGCCACTGCCCTACCTCCAGAAACTCATCGTCCCTGTAGTAGCAAGTCATGGAAGGCTTGTGTTCACACCAGTAGTCCTGATATATCTCCCACAGACACAACTGCTCCATAGCTCCCATATCAGTCGCTACTACAGCCTGCTTAGGAGACTTGATGGGGAACGAGAAGACCTTAGTAGTAGGAGAAGTAACGTCCATCTCCACAGGGACTCCTGCAGCCTCTAGGACAGCACAGAGTGGGTCTCGTGCGTCTGCCCTTACTCTTCGTATGTACTGCTCCGCGTATCTAGGATGGATGCCTGATGCGCTATCCACCAACTGAGACACAGTACCGGAAGGCTTAACAGCAGTAATGGCAGTACTAACATTGATGCCAAGACGTTTAGCCCAAGTACGATTAGTCTTAATAGCTTCCTCTTTAAGCTCCGTAAGCCAGTCCTGTAGTTCTCCATGACTCTTCCTCCCTGACATAACTGGATGGTCCATGATGCCAGTGAGTGACACTCCTAGCAACGCCTCTTCCTGCGTATTGTCCTTCCATATCTTACGCAAGTACCTAAAGTCAGTCAGGGTAGCCTGTAGCGTCCCTAGCACAGCAGCAGACCTAACCTTGATGCGTAGGGTGTCCAGTGTGTCCTCAGCCCTCACGACTACCTCAGACAGGTTACAGAACTGGTAAGGCCTAAGTATAATCTCTGAGCATGGGTTTGTACCAAAGTCAAAGCTTGCGTCCCTACGTCCGTTCTTCTCTGCCTGCCGCTGACTAGCGACACGACTAAAGACACCTCTCTCGCCTGACCGTGACTCATACAGAGACTTCCACTCGTTCAGGAAAGCTTCAAAGTCAGGCTTCTCTGTGTAACAAGCTGAGTTATTAGCCAAACCACGCTGAGGATTATCTACCCACCACTGCCCTGATTTAGCCCGTCGTATTCTGTCGTCGGTAAGATTACTGAGACTGATGAGGGCGCTGCGTCTGACTCCCCCAACGACAACGACTTGTGCAATCTTACAACAGAGGTCGTGACACTCGACGGAACTGAGTCGTCGTCCAGCAGATGCTCGAAAGACTTCCACGGTGAATTGGAAGAGGTCAACAAGAGGCTCTGGACCAGACGCTCTACCTCCGAAGGTCTTAAGGGCTGCCCCTGCAGGTCTAACTCCAGAAACGTCCCACTTGGGTACTTGACCACTAAAGAGCATCGCGATAAGTTCCCGGTAAGATTTAGCCCATCCAATTTTGCTGTCAGCGACGTGTATAACTGTATCTGTGTCATGGAACTTCTCTGCAACCTCTGGTAGTTTAGTGATGTACTGACGTTCCACACTGAAGCCAACTCCTGTGCCGCACATGAGGACGTACATCATCTCATCGAAAGCTTTAGGGTGGTCTATGGGTAGGTAGGAGCAGTTAAAACCAGCGACATTGTCCCTGTCCAGAGCCTCACCTGCAGTCATCAGTGCCCTCATGCTAGGCATTACGTCTAAATCATGCACAGGGTCAAAGAGTTCCTTAGCTTCCTTCTTGGACAACTTCTCCTTACTGACCCAGAAGTCCAAGTAACGGTTCACGGTTTCTTCCCATGTCTCCCTACGCTGTTCTTCAGGCAGATAACGGGCGTATCTAGATTTATGTATGTATTCTTGATATGCGTCCATTATAGTTCGTATTCTCCTCCAGTTATTAGTGACATCTTCAGTTGGTCCAACAGGAAGTAAAGCCCTGTTGTGTCCATGTTCGTAGAGACAAGGATGAAGTCTTCTGACTTAACAACGCAGAAAGCCTCATCGTAGCTTTCCAAGTCTTCCTTAGCGATGATAGCGTCAAACACCATAGGGACAGTGAGTTCGTCTGTTTTGTTCTTTTGGTCGAAACCTCCTTCAATCACTTTCATTCTACAGCCTCCTGTTCCTCGACCATTTTGTTTAAGTACCACTGTGCTTTCTTCAGGTCCTGTAGACCATTTTTGTAGCGCCAGCGATGTAGATACTTCAGGACATTGCCCTCGCAGTAGTCAACAATACCGTCACCCAGTTGCTGCTTAATGTAGTCAATGGCTTCCATGCCTCCCTGATTGTAGTGGGGTGGTCTATGAACCAAAGCGTCCCACTCTTTTTCTGTTGCTAAATCAATACTCATCTTCGTTCTCCTCTTCATTCTCTAACTCTTCCGCGAACACCTCTAGTTTGTTTATCAGCTTATCTTCAAACCTGTCCAGAAGCTCTTCGGAAGTTATCTCTAGTGCTTCCAGAAAGTCTTCAGGGTCGTAGTTGCGAAGTAGAAGTTCCTTAATTTCCTCCATTGTTAGAGACATCGTCCATCAACTCCTGTAGCGTATCTAATGTGTACCATTCAAGACCTTGTTTCTCACACCATTGAGACATAGTAATCTTACCTCCCTTCCTTACTTTTTTATTAGGATTCATGAGAACAAACACAAGGCTCTGGTAGTCCTCAAGACTGTCTCTGATGCTAGTGTACTTCTTAGTGTCTCCTTCCCTAAAGAAACCTTTGCACTCAACCAGCGTGTTGCTGGGGACGTGTACAAAGTCCGGTGTGTAGTTCCTGTGTGTTGTGTAAGGTACTGTGTAGGGTTCGTACTCAAAACCCTTCAGCACTTCCGCTGTGTGTTCCTCAAAAACACTACGAAACTTCGATTTCTGGGACCTTCGGCTCATTGAACACCTCTGTTAAATAACGTGGACCTGCTGAATACGCGAACCCTCTTAAGGAAGGCCAACATTCTTTTTTGTACGAGCAGTAGGAGCATCCTATAGCGAGTTTCTGGTTGCCACTCTTGCCATCTGCGATAGTTTCGTAGCATACCTCTGGTGGCTCCTCCTGCTCTACCATCTTTTTTATCTGGTTGATTCTTTCTCCTATGTCATAAGAGATAAGGTCGTACACAGGTGCCTGCGTGTCCTCAGAGTCATACAGCAGATAAGTCAGGTGACCATTCTGTTTGTCCATTGCCAGCCAGCCAAACTTAGTTTCACCTTCTGAGTGAGCGTAGCCTTTAATCTGTCCTATGTACCCAAAGGGGTCGTCGTAGGCCAGTGTCCCTTCCTTGAACTTCTTGAAGCCGTAGGTGGAAGTTGACTTCACGTCAGTCACAACCCCGTCTATCCTGCAGTCCATAGAACCTTTGATGCCGTTGACCTCACACTTCTTCTGCTCATCTGTCACTTGGTGACCAGCAGCCCTTGTGAGGAACAGTAGCAGTTCTTCAATCAGATGCCCATAGAGGAACTTGACGTAGGTGTTGGGAGTCAAGTCCTCGCCTTTGTCAACGTCGTTGTACACATTCCATAGGAAACGCTCGTCACGTCCTATGTTGGACATCCGTAGTTTACGCGAGTCGTCTCTGACCTCTGTAAACTCCTTACGCATGAGGTCCTTGACGTTCTCACCAAACTGCTCAATGCAGCTTTCGATGTCTACTCCTTCTGCTACGTCTTTAGACTCCACAAGTTTGTAGATGTCGCTCACTAAGTTGTAAGTATTTTTCATTTGTAGTCTTCCGCTGTACTAGAGACAACCTCTCTGGCCTGCTCCGGTGTGCATTTGAACCACTCGCCCTTACGTTCATAGGACTTCTGTAGCTCTGTGTGTGCCTGTGATTCTGCCTTTCGACGATTGTTCACGTCATACTTATATTGTAACACATAGTCCCTAAAAGGGGAAGAAGTTTGGTAGTTATTTAGTCGGTCCTCAGCGTCTATAGCCATGCCTATCTTGACCCAGTCAGGGAAGTTAGGATTAGTTATAGCGTACACCTGTCCCTCGACACTGCTGTCGTACTTCGACAAACTACTGAAGGCTGCTTGTTCAAAGTTCTTGTAGTGTCCGGGTTTGTGCAGAGGATGTATCTTAGGTACGTGCTTACCGTTGACGTACATCCTAAGCTTGTTTTCTTTGCGTTTAGTTTCAGGGTTACAGCCTTTGTACTTCCCGTTTTCTTTAGTATAAATCATATTACTTCTCCTCAGTGGGTCTCAGCCCATGTTGTGCCTACTTTGTATTCACCGTCCAAAGGGCATCTCAAGTTAAACTCAATACCTGCAGCCTTGAGACACTCTACTGCTAACCAACCAAACTTCTCTGCGTCTTTCTCTGCAACTTCTGTCTGAACTTCATCATGGATATTACCTATAATCTTGTAGTCCAATTTCCAGCGAGTTGCGTAGTCGTCCAGTATCACCAGAGCTTTCTTCATTACGATTGCTCCTGCTGCTTGTAACAACGTGTTCAACGCTGAGTGTTCCGACCTAACTAGGAGTCTCCTTCCGTCGAGTCCTGTGAGGTAACCTCTTGCTGACGCATTTGAAACTCTGTCCTTAAGAGTTGCGAATGCTGGTAGATTACTGAGGAAAGATTCTCTAAGTTTTTTGCCTGTTCTTCTACCTCCTCCAGCCACTGTCCCAAGTTTAGCATCTCCTGCGCCGTACAGTAAGGCATAGATGAAAGTCTTAGCCTGATTTCTTGATTCAAGTCCTGCAAGTTCTTGGTTAGTGGTGTGTATGTCTCCGTTAAGGATTTCATTAGTGTATGCCTCATCATTCATATAGTGAGCCAACATACGCAACTCAAGACCACTAGCGTCGAAACCTACTAGCTTCTTACCTTCGGGCACAGTCCAACAGGAACGACACTCGTGTCCATACGGACTATGACTTGCAGGTACTTGGGCCATGTTGGGTGATTGGTGCGTCATGCGTCCTGTGACTGCGCCGTTGCTAATGACACGTCCATGTACCCTACCGTCTTCCTTCACATGCTGGAGCCATGAGTTGACTTGTGCATATCTTTTTTGTAGCATCAAGTACTCACTGACGACCTTTGCTTCCGGTAGATTGATGGTGTCAAGAACGGCTTCATCGACTATTGGGTTACCCTTCTCCGTGACTTTGTCAAAACGTACCCCAAGTCCCGCAAGCCTCTTCGCAATCTGCTGCCTAGAACCCACATTAAAGACTTCAACCTTGTCCTTAAGCTTCTTCCCTGTCTTCTCTGACCATCTTTCATGGACGATGGGCGGGAACTTCTTCTGTAACTCTTCTTCGATGTCATTCATTCTCTCCTTAAATGTGGAACATAGGTCTCTAGCCAAAGACTGGTCCAGAACCCAACCGTTTTTCTCTTGCTGTAGCACTGCTGCTTGCACTTTATGCTCTAGCTCAATACTGACAGGTGAGAAACAACCCAGACTCTGTATCAACTTCTGGTGTACTGCTTCTGTTACGTTCACGTCCTGTATGCAGTAGTCAATCATCTCCTGTGACAACTGAGACCAATCACTGTGGTCGCCTTTTGGGAAACCTAAGTCATTGCCCCAGTTTCTGAGGGAGTGTCCACCTGACTTGCTTGGCTCACACAGACGTGATAAAACCAAAGTATCTAGGACCCTCCCTGGAGCCACTGTGATGCCCCAGAGACGTTCTAGGACAGGGACATCGTAACCTATTAGGTTGTGACCAACG